CTGCTTTAAGTTTTCTTTCTTGAAAGTATTCAGACTTTAAAAAAGGAATGGCCTTGCGGCCATACTCCTCATTATTTAATAGGCTGGAAAGTATTAGTTTCTCTATCATATTGTTCCAATGTAATTACACGAGTACCACTAGGTGTTTTTCCAAGATAGTCAAGTAGTTCTCTGTCATTAAAGAAGTACCTGAATCCTTCTGCATTACTCTGACTCAGAAACTTGATCTTGTACTGCTCCGACTTGGGATCCATAACTATATTCCTTCTTTGCACATTCTTCAAGTTGATCTAAGATTTCTTGGGTGAAGTAGTTAGCAGGGTTAGTGTTGATCTCCTTACCAAATACTTTACGACCATCAGGGAGCTCATACCGTGTGGATACTTTCTTAATCACGTTATACTTCTCTGCTAGCTCTAATAAACCAAAGTAGCGATCTAAGCCTTTGTCGTAAGTAAGTAACACAGTTGCGTCTTGGTTCTCTTTTGAGAGTCTGGACTTGTATGTTTTGATTTTAATTTGGTTACCGATGATGTCACCATCTCCATCCTTTTCTTTCTTTTTGGAGAGCATAGCAATAGTGCTGGCAGCATACTTGAGACCTGTTCCGCCTCCGAGTTCTTTTGTGGGTACATAGGATCCAATCACTTCATAGACATGGTTAGTAACTAGCATTGGTACTTTCACCTTTGCCAACTTCAATGTCAGAACACGGAAAGCAGCTTTAATGACTTGCGACTTTGTCATGTCCCTAACATCTTTACCATCAAGAGAATCTTCCATCTCTTTTGATGTTGATAGTAATCCTAAGCTATCCAGAACGAACATCATCTTTGGACGAGTATCTTCTGGCTGCTTCTCATAAGCCTCTATTAACTTTAAGGCATGAGTCTTAAACTTTTGTATGGTATCTGGTTCTGCGATAATGACACGTGTAGTATCAATACCACGTGATTCCATCATTGCTTTCGTGACTGCTGCTTCGGTGTCGTAGTATACGACTGCTGCGTTTGGGTTCTTGTCAAGGAAGGCTCTAACGATACCAAGTACGAAGAAAGTTTTACCAGTAGCGGACTCTCCTGCAAAAGCAGTAATTTTGTTATCAGGTACGCCGCCATAGATGCTACCAGAGAGAAGAGCGTTGAGAATATAGCTGCCAGTATCAATACAACCAGAATACTCAGCACTACCACCGCCGTCACTGGCCAAATAAGTATCCTCATCACCAATCTCCTTAATCAAACTTTTCAAAAAACTCATACTTTATCCTTTACTCTTAGGTGCAAAACGCTCCGAGGCTGTAAAACCCAATCCACCAATCACAATGTAAACCATCGTATCATATAAAAACTGATCAATCTTTAGTCCCCATCCTAAATTGGCAATGAATGCTATACTACATAAAATGAATGCAAAGAAGGTAATAGTTCGTTTACTACTGATCTCGCCGTCACCATCTCCTAACATACTACTAAAGAAACTCATGTTATCTTCCTTATCTGATTTTTATCTATCGTTACCTTACTACGGTTAATCTTTCCAGTCAACTCTTGTAACTTCTTATGACGTATCTCAGCAGCTTTGTCGATACCCTGTTCAAGATTGTATCTTCTTGTTGTATTCATCTTGTTGATACGCTTCTGTCTAACTAATCCGTTATTAGCAGCAATCAATAACAATACTGCTAGCGGATCAAAAACAGTGACGATAATGATGATGACCCATCGTACCGTTTTCTCCAGAAACGAATCATCAGCCCTGTCCACAAAGAGCTCTGCGATATACTTGATAGGACCGACCTCCTTCTCAATAGATTTAACTTGCGAGACAAGTGGGGCTTTCTCAACATTAAGTTTCCCGACCTCTGCTTGTAGAGTCGAAATCTCTTCCATGATTCTGCTACGTTCCTTCTGTTGGGAGCGTCTGATTGCAACTGCTCTCTCTGCACCCTTCGAGTCTTCTGTCCGTGCCATGACCTGTTCAACCGCCTGGTCAAACTGTTTAAGAAGTGTGCGATTGGCATCGATGTTTTCATTTATAGCCTTTATCTTCTCTTCGTAGATACCTAGCTTAGCAGATACGTCACTTACAGATGCTGCTTGCTCTAAGTGTGCCTTTGATAGATATCCAAAAGTTCCCATTGATGTAATAATCATCAGTATTATGATTGATGCAACGAGGTAATATCTGATGACAGCTGGAGCAGCTTTCCAGTTTCGATATGTCCATGATGTGGCAATCACCTTAGCTGCCTCCAACATTGAACCCATTACAACAACAGGCCAAAAGGACGCAGCAAAGATAGCTGTCAAGCCAAGTATGGAAAAGTAGGCTGCTACAGAGGATAAACCAACGGCAACCAATAGGGCTAGGTAGTTAATCATTTTCGACTATTTTGTTTACCTTTGCAATGAATGTGGTCATCTTCTTAGTCCTATCTGGCCAGTAGATATATTCCTTACTATCATCTTTCTGCAGATTCATTAACAGAGGCATAATTAGTTTATAAAGAGCCTCCAGTTTATCTTTATACTCTTTGGAAGTCAACGATAATTCTTCTTCCTTCTGTTGAACTTGTTGTTGGAGCTGACGCTCCATTGATCTCAGTTCATCTTCGCTTACAGCTGAAAAGCCAAAGTCGTTACTATCATCTAACTCTATACTGATTTTAGCCATTGTAGTCCTATCCAAAGAATTGTTCTAGTGTTGCTCTACGGGTTTCGTTTATATCCCAGCCAATAACATCAAGGATACCTTTGATTGGATCCAGGAACGACTTTTCGAATTGGATGTCGTAGTCAATGTAAGGTTCTATTTCGAACTCTCTGGGAATTGCTGATGCACAAGAAATAACTGTATCTCTTGCTGGGTTTGGTGTTTTTAGATATGCAAACTTGATTTTATCACCATCTCTTATGACCTGATATTTATTATCTAAATTACGTTCCTTCAATAGGTTATTATATATCAGAGAGCCCTTCACATGGATTGGTGTAGACTTCTTGTATATTGAAGCAGGGTCTTGCCACTTCTTCATATCTCTTACTGATCTTGGGAAAGCAATATCTTCAAAAGGTAAGAGCATGTACTCTTGTTTGAAATCTTTAACGAACTTCTTCATAGCTGGTTCATCTTGATTCATAATTACATCAAGAGCCTTCTTGAAGTTCTTTCTACAGATAGATGGTGTAGATGATCTGACAGCCTCAATACCTTGCATCTTTAACTTGGGCTGAGCATACGCAACGCCTTCGTTATTGTATACGTTAAGAATGTAATGCTTTTTACCTGTCCATATTCCTTTGTTAGCAATCGCTTCACGCTTCATGATCATCTTCTGTTTCATTACAAGCATGTAATCTGCTAGTTCACCAAAAGTGTTATCAATGAATGGCTGTAACTTCTTTTCACAAACATCATCTAAGAACTTGACAACTTTTTGATGATCGGTACCATCTTCAAACGTAGTCTTTACCAATCTATCAAGCCGGATATACATGGAGTCCGTATCACAGGCAATTACATAGTCCTCATTATCCGTTTTGAATATCTTGTTTAAGTATTGGTTGATATTCTTTTCCATCCAACGAATGGATAGTTGACCAGACATCGTAATAGCTTCTGCGAGATCACGTTGATACCATCTAAAGTATACATTACCAAGAGCACCATAAGCAGAGTTTAATTGAATCTTCTTTGCCATCTGCATATTGTTACAACGTGCAATCTCATTCTCTAGCTCACGTGTTGGACTCTTCTCATATAACTTCTTTGCTTCGATCATTCTCTTCTTCCATGCAGAACGATCGTTATACATTGTTTCCATAAGCTCTGCTAAGAAACCAACACTCTCTTTAGAGAAGATAGCACCGTTAGGAGTAATCGTACAGTTATTCTCTTTCAGCTTTTGTTGTAGCTCATCACCCATTCCACGATCAAGCATTCGCTCTATTGTAATGTCTTCCTTCATAGCTACAAAGGTATCAGGACTAATATTGTACTGCATGATCAAATGCGGATAGAGAGAGTTCAAGTCGAACGAGCAGACCCAATCATGTAACCCAACCTGTGGATCTTTGACGTAAGCTCCAACAATAGGACCAAGTTCTTTATCAACAGCACTACGATGTTCCAACTCAGGTCTCTCAACGTTAGGTACGATGATACCACGATCCATTAAGTAGTTTGTAATGATGATATCCCAGATACGGACAGTCGTGAACGTATCGGCGTAGTTTACTTTAGCATCATAAGCGATAGCAAATACTTGCTCGATGAACTTCAGCTTCTCTTCTAGCTTATCAACAAGAACAACGTCGTGGATATTATAGTCTACAAACTTTTCAAAGTTCTGCATATAGAAATCATGCATAGTCTCATACTCAGAATAGTCTAGCTTCTTTTCACCAAGTTCATACTCTGCAATGTGATCTAACTTATATGATTCTTGTGGGGTGTATGAGAACTTCTTATAGAGTGCCAAGTAATCAAGAACAGCAATACCATTCAACTCATATACGACAAGGTTACTATCACCACCAACAGCGCGCTCCCATACCATTCCCCATGGTGATAGTCTATCTGCTTCTTTCTTACCAAGTATGTTTGTGATTCGACGATACAGATAAGGTATATCGAAGTACTCAATATTCCAACCAGTAACTACATCTGGTTTCCATTTAGAAGAATTCCATATCATAAGGAACTTGGTTAGAAGATCAACCTCATTCTTACATTGGAAGTAGGAAACATCTTCTGACTTTGGAGTGTAAGGTCTGGTACCAAGTACTACCACTTTACCCTTCTTACGAATAGATAAAGTAATGATTTCTTTGTCAGCCAACTTATGGTCAGGGAAGCCACCCTGTGTAGATGTTTCGATATCGAGTGACACTACAGATATCTGATCAACATCGTAGTTCACCTCACCTTGGTAGAAATCATAGATTGCTTGATATGTAAAGAGGTTGGATCCATGGATTTGGAATCCATCAACACCAGCGTAAGTTTTAATAAACTCTTTAGTTATCTTGACACTATCAAAGTCCATACGGGATACATGCTTCCCATCTAGAGTCTTGTATTTTGTTGGTTTGTTTGAATTGACAAATAGGTATGGCTGATAGGGTGCTTTCAACTCAAAGCGTTGACCGTTGTTATACCCACTCGTATAAACATTATCACCAGCAACAAACACATTAGTATAGAAACGCATGTAGCCTCACTTAAAACAACCATTATACAACAAAAATAATATTACTTCAACGATCCTGCAGAAGCGATCTGAATACCAGAGCCGAACATCTTGTTATAGTTGTTTCGAAGATCTATAGATGGTTCAAAGGATGTGATGATATGCTCATTTTTAAATGAGAACTTACTCTCATCTGCATACGGAGCAAAGGGATACAGGGACATACCAACCCCTGTTTGGGTAGGTACTAGTTGAACAACACCAACATTGGTTAATGTAACGAAGGTTGGTTGAATCTCAATCTCACCAATAATTTCTTCACCAGTGATTAATTTAATTACTCCGATTGTCATTATGATTCCTTAATTAAGAGGGGACACGGAGTCCCCTCGTTCAGTTAAATCATACCTCTACGTTGTAGAAGTGTGATACGTCTTTCGACATCATAGTGATCTTTGGACTCTGCTAAGTAGTCCTCGATCTCTTTCCTATATTGCGGAGTAAATGTTTTCTTGACCCATGACCAAAATTCGTCGATGGTTACAGAACTCATTTATCCTCCACTAGGTACTCTTTTGAAGTTGGAGTCTTTTCGTTGATTGGAATAGACTTAGGCTTCTTGTGCTCAGGAATAATCCTTTCCAAGAATACTTTAAGCATACCGTTCAACAGTTCAGCATTCTTAACTTCAACTTGATCGTTGAGAACAAATGTACGAGTGAACGCACGATTTGCAATACCCTTCCAAAGATACATTGCATCTTCTTTGGTTTCGTTTTCGGCACCATCAGTAAGACCAGTGACGATTAGTTTATCATCTTCAAGATCAATCTTAATGTTCTGTTTTGCGAAACCAGCAACAGCAAGCTCAATCTCATAAGAGTTATCGTCTGTCTTCTTAATGTTGTACGGTGGGTAGTTAGGAATGTTTTTTGTTACTTCGTCGTGCAGTTTAGCCATCTTATTGAAAGACTCGTCGAAACCAACGAAGAACTTATCAATATCTTTTGTACCAAGTTTGAAACCGGGACCGAAAGCAATGGAATTAGCTAATGCAGAAAATGCGTCTTTAGTCATGAAGACCTCCTATTAAGCAAGGTTAAAATAAATTGAAGTGTACCCCCGAAGGCAGTACACTCCTATTTATACATCAGTCACATCTGGAAGTCAACTTTTTATTGATTCTACGTGTAAATTTGCTACAATAAACTCTTTGACAAGGGAGCTGCGTACGATGTCATCAACTTCAAACTCCACGTTTCTGAACGATGGCATTCTGTTAATAACTTCTACGAACTCTCTAAGACCAGACTGATCATGCTTCTTACACAGATCAGTCTGTTTGAAATCACCACAGAATATAATCTTTGATCCTTCACCAACTCGAGTCATGATTGAGCTCAGTGCTTGGAAGTTCATGTTCTGGCACTCATCAACA